GCATATGGATTGAGGGGATTGAACCCCAAGACGAGCGCAAGATCCAAGACCATGATGTAAGGTATAAGCACACCATCGTTAACCCTGACGACAATAGGGAAAACCTAAGCCAAGAATACTTAGATGATCTGGACTCCTTGCCCGAACGCCAGCGCCGCCGCTTTCGCGATGGTGCATACACAGCGGACGACGACAATGCACTGTGGCGCAGATCTTACATCAAGCTAGAGGAAACCCTGCCAGAAATGGTGCGTGTCGTTGTGGCTGTTGACCCAGCGGGGTCAAGTGACATCGGGTCGGACGAAACGGGGATCGTTGTTATGGGGCTTGGTGTTGATGGAAAGGGCTATGTGTTGGCAGACGAAAGCGGGAAGTTCCGGCCAGAGGAATGGGCCCGGCGGGCAATATCCGCGTTCCATACGTTTGATGCTGATAGGTTGGTCGCAGAAAAGAACTATGGCGGCGAGATGGTGGAGGCAACCATCAAGGCGCAGAACAAAGGGTCAGTAATCCCCTACCGCGCAGTAACCGCGATGAAAGGCAAGTATCTAAGGGCTGAACCTATTGCGGCGCTTTACGAGACCGGCATGATCAAACACGCCGATGGGTTCCCTAAGCTGGAAGATCAGATGTGTAGCTTCACCATTGGCTTTGATCGCAAGAAACAAGGGTATTCCCCTGATCGGCTAGATGCACTAGTGTGGGCGGCAACCGAATTATTCCCGGCGTTGGTGAATAGGCAGATAGATACAGGGCCAGTAACAGTGCCAAACACAAGAAGGTTGCGACGATGAACGAAGATACACCTGAAGTTAACGAAATGTCCGATGAGGATTCAGCTCGCCTTGATCAATTCAAGGAGGACATCAGCAATGACTTCGAGCTGAGTGCTGATGCCCGCGATGCAGCCAATGAGGACATGCGGTTTATCAATGTGCCTGGCGGAATGTGGGAGAACTTCCTAGAGGAGGATTTCGACCAGGACCGTGTAAAGCTGGAGCTTGATCTTGTAAGCGATTTCCTAAGCACCTTTGTGGGCGAGTGGAACCAGAACCGGATAGGGGTTGAATTCAAGGCAGACGACAGCGCCACAAGCAAGGACGACGCCGACCTAATCAATGGCATCTATCGGTTTGATTTCCGCAAGGGGTCAGGCAAGCTGGCAACAGACAACGCGGTGGACGAGGCCGCGACGTGCGGTGTGGGCGCAATGAAGTTGGCGACGGTATTCGAGGACGAGGAAGACCCTGAGAACGACAACCAATCGATTGAGTGGCGACCGATCTACAACGCCTATTCATCAGTTGCTTGGGATTCATCGGCAAAGCGAATTGATAAACGTGATGCTGGGTACTGTACACAGTTAGAGCAATATATCGGCAAGGGCTTCGAGAAGGCATTCCCTGGTCATAAACCTGTATCGGCTCACACGCCAGATGATCGCCGGTGGTTAAACAATACCGCCGCGCAAAATACCGTGTTTGTTGCTACGCGTTATGAGGTGACCAAGGTTAAAGTTACGATGCACATCTACAACAACCTTGAGACTGGCGAGATTGAAGCATACGACGACGAGGACCACGAAGAAATCAAAGACGATCTGAAAGGTGATGAGCTGAAGGTATTCATCCGAACCCGCAAGATTTCCAAGCAGGTTGTTGAGAAGACGGTATTCTCAGGCGATGCTATCCTTGAGCCAACGCGGCGCATTGCGGGCAAGTGGATCCCAATCATCCCGATTTATGGCTACCGCGCCTATGTTGATGGGATCGAGACCTATCGCGGCCTTGTTCGCAAGTTTAAGGATGCCGGGCGGCTGTTCAACATGCAGGTATCACAGTTGGCAGAGAATGCGGCCAGCGCTGGGCAGGAGGTTCCTATCTTTGCCAAAAGCCAGATGGTTAGCGAAGATGTGCAAAACGTATGGGCGGACAAGAACAACAAGCCGTATTTGATTGTTGACCCGCTGGTCGATCCGCAGACTGGCGCTATCGTTGCGGCTGGCCCTATCGGGTACAACAAGCCAGCGATGCTAGACCAAAGCACATCAACACTTTTGGGCATTGTCCCTGACTTCATTCAGAACGTGACTGGCGCGGCCCCGAACGAGGCATTCAGCAGTGATATGTCTGGCAAGGCAATTAAGGCACTGGTGAAGCGCGAGAACCTGAAAACGCAGGTTGTCACCGATAACATTGCCAACGCAATCGTTTGGTCCGGCACTGTTTATCAGGCTATGGCCTCTGAGATTTACAACACTAAGCGGATTATGCAGACAGTTGGCAAGGATGGCACCGAGGGCGAGACGCAGCTTCTTAGCCAGGTTTTTGATCAAGAGTCTGGAAGGTTCATTGAAGCGAACGACCTGTCAGGCAAGAAGTTCCAGAGCTACCCAGACGCAGGCCCGCAATACGAAACGCTTGCCGAGCAATCCGTTGAGGAGCTCAAAGGCATGATGGAAACCCTAGCGGGAACCCCAGAGGGCGCTAAGTACATGCCTGTAATGCTCGCCAGCATGATTGACAACATCAGCGGCGTTGGGCTTGACCCACTGAAAGAGTTCAACCGCAAGATTATGGTTGCCGGTGGTATGGTTAAACCTATCACGCCTGAAGAAGAGCAGATTGCACAGCAGGCACAGCAGCCGAAAGAAGACCCGAACGCCAAACTTGCAGCAGCAGCAGCGCAGCAACAGTTGGCCGAGGCTGAATCATTGCGAGCATCAGCACAGCAGAAAACTGCGGACGCTGGCAAGAAGCTGGCCGAGACGCAGAAGATCCAGCAGGAAACGGGTTTGGGTGACCGCCAGATTGTGGCCAAGCAGCAAGAGCAATTACTAGGGCAGGTATTTAATAACCCAGCCGCCGAACCCCCAGTTGACGGGAATGGGGTACTCTGATACCTAGTAGGTAATATGATACCTCACTACAGTTACCGGACTTAAACCGGGTAATTATTCCACCCTAACCCCTTGGGTGGTTAAATCTTGGGAGATACCAGCGTGAATGACCTGACGAATGACGATGTTGAATTGAACGACGACAACCAGACAGAACTTGAGGCCGAAAACCAAGAAGAGGTTGAGGATGATGGTGCCCAGACGGAAGAAGCCGAAGAAATCGAAATTGTTTTAGCAGGTGAAGAGGGTTCGCAGCCTGAAAACCAGAATAACCTTGGAATTAGGAAACGTGTTAATAAGCTAAATGCGAAGGTGAACGCCGCCGAGGGTGTGGCAGATGAGGCCAACAGCGCACTTGAAACAGAGCGTCAGAAAAACAAGCTCTTGCAGCTTGCGCTTGATCAGCAGAATAGCACCCCCGCGCAACCAACTGGACCACCAGACCCGTTTGATTATGACGACGGTGCCAAAGATGCTAAATACATCGAGGCACTTGATAATCACAACCAACGGTTCTTTGAGGCCCAGATGGAGCGGCATACCAAAGCGCAGCCAGACCCCAATGCAGGCAAGGCCCTTGAGGCCCGCCAAACCTCTCACTACGAGGCGGCAGACAAACTTGGGGTGACTGACTACGACGAGGTGGAAGATAGGGCCATTGCCATTCTAGGCCGTGAAACCGTCAACAAACTGATTGCTGACCTTCCGAACTCACCGTCTGTTATGTACTATCTGGGAATTAACACAGATAAAACGGAGCAGATCGCGGAAATGCTTAGAACGTCTCCAGTCAAGGGAGTTTTGGAATTAGGACGGCTTAGTGCGGGCATCACAGCCCAACCGAAGTCGAAACGCAAACCGGCCCCTGATCCAGACGCGGAGCTGCAAGGCTCTAGTGTCGCTCGCACAAACAATGGAACGCGAGGACCAGCGGGGGCCACATTCACATAAGGTGAAACCCAATGGCTAATAACTTAGAATCCAACATCACGCGTAAAGTGGCGCGTACATTCTTGGAGAAATTCGAATCTGGGCGTGTTCTTTCGAAGAACGTTAACACGCAATTGTTGACAACCAACCGCTTCAATCAGTCTTCTGGCGAAAGCATCGACTTCAAGCGCCCAACTGATTACACCACGCGCCGGACATCAAACGGAGACGTTTCAGCCCTGACTGCTGACGACATCATCGCTGGTAAGGCAACTGGTACGGTTCAAGATTATTTCACTGTATTTGTCAACTTTGACGAAGCCGACGAAGCAATCAAAATGGACCAACTGGACGAGCTGCTGGCTCCCATGTCCACTCGCATCGTAACCGATCTTGAGCTGGACTATGCAGGCTTCATGATGAAGAACGCTGGCTTGCTTGCTGGTTCTCCTGGCACCTCTGTTTCCACATGGGACCACGTTGCTGAAGCTGGCGCTGTTATGACATCGGCGGGCATTCCTAAAGATGGCAGCTGGTATTACACCGTGAACCCGTACACTCAAACGTCGCTGGCAAGTAACCAGCGTTCGCTTGGTGCTGGTGGTTCTGCTGGTGGCTTAGTCACTACTGCCCATGAAAAGGCGATGATCTCAAGCAACTTTGCTGGCATGGATGTTATGACCGCAACCACGCTTGAATCCTTTTCAACAAACGCAGTCGGCGACTTGGTAGGTACCGTAAACGGTGCGCCTGATCCGACATACGTTGGCGCTAAAGACTCGATGATGCAGTCTATCACTGTCGCTGGTTTCGGTACGTTCTCTGGGGTTATCCCGGCAGGTACAACCGTTCGCGTGACTGGTGTGAACCGCTTGAACATGTCCACACGCAAGCCTGTCATTGATGGCACCGGCGCGAATGTTGAATTCACAGCCACACTGGTTGCTGACTCTACGCTGACAAGTGGCGCTGGTGTGTTCGTTGTCTCTGGCCCTGCTATCTTCGAGGCGACTGGCGCATTCAACACTGTTGACGCTGCGATCGCGAACGGGGCGGTTATCACCATCCTGAATGCTGACTCCACCTTGTTCCAGCCGAATTTGTTCTGGCATAAGCAGGCGTTTGCGATTGGCTCTGTGCCGATCAAGAAGCTGTATTCGACCGACACCTTGGCAACAACCCAGGATGGTCTTCAGTTCCGCATTTCTAAAGGCGCGGGTTTCTTGGAAAATCGCCAAGATATTCGGATCGATTTCCGCCCAGCATACGCGGCTCTTAACCCGTTCTTTGCTGGCCACGGTTACGGATCCTAAACAGCAGGCGGTCCCTACGGGGGCCGTCACCACTTTATCACAATTGGAGACTGGCATGATTAAATGGATTAAACCAAACGATCTGGAGATTAAGACAGCGGATAACAAGGCCACGATTGCATATTGCGAGAGCTTGGGCTGGAAGCGAGTCGAGGTTAGCAACAAGGACGCCAAAGACCCAACGGTTGATAGCGTTAATAAGATGAAAACGGCTGGCCTGAAGAACCTTATCGCAGATTATGGGCTTGAAATCGACACCGACCTTGAACTCGCAGACATGCGCGCCGCGGTTGTCGACGCCCTCTTTGAACCGGAGTAGAGAACATGAGCTTAAAACCCACCCCAATCATTAGCGAGAGAACGGCGGCTGTTTCTACAGCCGTTGAGTTTGCTGTGGTGCAAAAGATGATTCCCGCCACAATATCAGCCACTAATTTGGCCGGTTCCGAAACGGTGGCCATTCTATTCAGTGTGGATGGTGGGGAAACCTTTGAGCCATTGGCGCAGGACGGTGCAGACCTTGAATTGACAGCACCGGCTAACGTGCTGAATAT